GTTTGACGTCCACTCCTTTACTCTTCTAATGATCGCATCCTGATTAAATGAGCCATCCGCCGGAAGCTCTTTCAAAAATGAATTGATCGTGTTATGTAGAGGAGTAAGAGCCATTTGAGACCAGTAATCAAGAGCAGCTACTATCCTTGCCTTGCCACCCCATTCTTCGATGACAGAGAGACGACCTAGGTAAGGGAATCTTTGGACTTGTATGTCCGAGTCCGGTAACCTAAGTGTCCCTTCCATATCGTCAAGCATAAAGGTCATGCCTGATTCTTGGAGAAAGGTAGTTAATTGCGTAAAGATATCCGGTTCTTTTGACCAAGCACGAACATCGGAATGAGCTGTCCAAGTAGACTGCCCGTTCGGCCCGGCCGATGTAAGCACTTCATAGTGGAAGCCAGCAACATGGTGCTCGTAGGCCTCTTTGAATAACTCTGGAGTAATACCTAGTGAATCGCAAGCACTAACAATCTCCGATTGTTTTATCTGGTCTTCCTTCGAAGCGTCCTTGACCATCTTAAACGGTGCTCTAATGGTATCGTAGTTAGCCTTCGCAGGAGTAACTATAACCCTGTCAGCCGATAAAAGAGCAAATATTATTCTATGAAAGAACAGTAAATCAACCAGCGATAATGTTTCACTGTGCTTATCCAACACAGGCATAACAGCCTCAAGCAAGAATGGACAATCCTTGTCGAAAGACCATGCCTTTGGTCTGAAACCAGTGGAAGTTCTAGGGCCACCTCTAATCGCCGAGATATACCAAGCTCGTGTCATCTTAAGGTCACTAATCAGATCGGTAGCGTTATCCATGAAACCTATTTGAATCCGATTGAACAGGAGACCAGCGGCACCAGTTAACTCGGATTTATAGCTAACAGAAGATAGGTTGATCAAGTTTAGTATGACTGAAAACAGATTCTCCAGATTAAATTTTGAGATCTTACGAGGCTCAACACCGTTGGTTTTGAACCCGACTTGTGACGATAGGAACATTTGAAATGTGTTTAACTTTCCTCTTCGGTTGCTTCTATAAGTACGCTAGTGGCATGGTTCCGTGTCCAATATGGGCACCGTCCTTTCTACTTTCAGGGACGGCCGGTCTCGCACGACCACGAACTCACCGTGACTTACCGGGCCTCACATGCCAACTCTCCCGTCTCATACGAGGTCTTCCTTGGGTGCAGACCAATTCGAATACGACTTTATTGGGTACTTTCTCGAGCTGTCGACTGCCCAAGCCAGGTTGCCTTCCTTGTGTTAACAAGGGTACTTGTGATTTAGAGGAGTTGCCTGCCACCCCTGGAAACCTCCGAGGGTCCCTTTGAGCTAATCAACATTAGCCACGGCGGGGTGTTACACCTAGAGTGTAACTCGGAACCTGAGTGAACAGGACCGGTTTAACGTTTAATAGAATTGACCGAGGGACTATCTGC